AATACGTGTCAAAGCTGGCATCGCCGGACCTGTGCCACATTGTTGTCAGTGCAGACATCACCGACCCAACCATGCGTCAGCCGAACGTCCTTCAGGCGATACGCGAATGTCCCGTGAGCATAGAAATCAACTACGGGCGTAACACCAACAAGATCCAAGCCATCAACGCCGACATGGACAAGGCTGGCCCGTGGGACATCGTGCTGCTTGCGTCCGACGATATGATCCCGCAGGTCGTTGGCTATGACAACATCATCCGTGAAGCGTTCAAAGATGATCCTGGCGCGATATGGATGTGGGACGGACGGCAGGACCGCATAAACACCATCCAATGCCTGAGCCGTGCGGAATACGAACGCCTGGGGTATATTTACCACCCGAGCTACCGGAGCCTATGGTGCGACAACGAGGCAACCGATGTAGGTTTGCGGGACGGAAGGCTTGCCAAGGTGCCTGGGTTGATCATCAAGAACGAAAGCCCGGATTGGGGAGGCAACCAAAAGCAGGACAAGCTGTACCGCGTGAACAACTCGTGGTATCAAAAAGATCAGATGAACTACCAACGCAGAAAGGCAGCCGGATTCCCATGATCGACTACAGCCAGAACAAAGAGCAGGAGCACATCCTGCGGTATTTCGATGGACGCATCGGCACTTTCCTTGACCTTGGGGCCAATGACGGCAAGACCTTCAGCAACACGTATGCACTGGCCCAACTTGGATGGCGCGGGATGTGCGTTGACGCATCGCCTAAGGCTTTCAAAGCCCTTCAGGAAACGCACAAAGGCAACGACCGCGTCCTGTGCTTGAACCTTGCGCTTGCCAACGAATGCGGACCTATAACTCTGCACGAAGCCAGCGACACGCTACTGTCGAGCCTTGACCCGCAGCAACGGGAGACTTGGAAGTCATACAACCTTGGGTGGGATGCCGTTCAGGTCCAAGGCGTGACCTTTGATGTGCTTATGGACGGCATTCGGCGCTTCGAGTTTATATCCATGGACATCGAAGGCATGGACATCGACATCCTGAAGCAAATCAACCTTGACGCCTATGGGGTGCAACTGCTGTGCATCGAACACGGTGGACGGCAGTCCGAGATTATGGACATCTGCAAGGGATGGCAGGTGCTGTACTACGGAGACATCAACCTTATCCTGAGCCGATGAAGCTATCGGTGTGCATAGCAACCATTCCGGAGCGGGGTGCTATGTTCAGCGCATTGCTGGACTTGCTTGGCCGAACATCTACATCATGGCAGTTGGTGGTAGATGACCGCCCACGAGGTACGGTAAGCATCGGAGCCAAGCGGCAAGCCATGGTTGAGGAATGCACCGGCGATTACATCGTCCACCTGGATGACGACGACCTTGTGCCACCGGACTACATCGCCACCATCCTGAAAGCCCTTGAAAGCAACCCGGACTGCGTTGGGCACTTTGAGCTTGTCGAGGGCCATGGACCCATTCCATTGATAGCCAAATGGACGAAGGACGCGCCGGGATGGGTCAGCGGAGCGCAAGCCATGCGGCAGAAGGTCACCTATCTTCGGACGCCGTTCCACAAGACACCCATCCGAGCGGACATCGTTCGCGCCATCGGATTCAAGGACATGCACTTTGGCGAGGACAAGGACTTCAGTGACCGACTGAGGCAAGCCAGAATAATCAAGACGGAGGTGTTCATTCCTCGCGTCCTGTACACGTACCGCTACACCCACGAAGATCACAATACCAAGTATGGCATCTCTTAAAATAATCCACGGCGGAGGTTTGACATCTTGCCTTACGGTTATACTTCACGAAGTATCCAAGTGGCACAAGATGACCGGGGAGTGGCCAGACAGTATTGACGCATCACGATCTTTCATTACCTGCAAGGATAGCCCATCACAAGACCTGTCGACATTGCTTTTGCGCCCTTCATCCAAGCAAAAAGGCCCGCACATACACTTCGACCACGGACAGCAATACGCGCATCCGAAGAACCTTCCAATTGCAGACCTCCATGAATTGGCGCGGTCTTACGCATGGCCTTCTCAACAGGTCGGTGACCGCGCATACAACATCACCAAAGTAAGAGGCAATCGAACATGCGTCATATACCGAGGCAATGACAAGGCGACTGAAATACGTCCCACGCCTTATGCAAAGATGTTCGATGCCGCTGAACAAGCGGGAGGACCATACATGCTACTGACTGACGAAAAGGAGTTCTTTAATGCGTTCATGGAACACTTCCCAGATACCATTTCGGCTCCAGGTTCTATGCAAATACCATCCAACCAATCCAAAGTCATAACAGGGAACAGCAGCTTTGCGGTAAACTTCCTTGCCACTTTGTATAGCTTTGCCGGTGCCGATAAGTTGGTGAGCACCACGGGCAACACCGGCCTGTGGCCTGCCATTTGGAGAGGTACAGCCGATGGGGTTGTGCAAGTTCACCCATAAATACTACCTTCGCACAGTGAGCAAGCTGAAATCCATTGGGCGGAACGTCCGTAGGCTGCGCAAGCAGATAGCCGCCATGGACCCCAAAAAGACCTACCGGGTCTATGAGGGCAAGAAGCACCTGACCCTGACCGGGCAGCAATGGAAGAACGCAACAAAACCCATCAACCATGAGCAAGTTGACACCGATCTACGTCCGTCTGAAGAAGGGCAGGCACAAGACCCAGCCTTGGACATTCGTCATTGACAGGCCAGGAGCGCCCGAAGGCGAGACAAACCGCCAGCGGTACGTCACCATGACAACGGCATGGCGTGGAGCAAGGCGGATGCTTGGGGCCATGGTATACGGCACCAACCTGAAAGGCGAGACGTTCTACGTGGTGGCCGAGAAAGGCGGAAGGATTCGACCCGTGAAGCGTATCATAGACCAGCGGAAGTGATGCAGTCCATCAAGATATCCAAGCTGAAAGGCAACCCATCGAACCCGCGCGTGCTGCGGGACGAGAAGTTCATTAAGCTGAAGGCCAGCATCGAGGCGTTCCCGGACATGCTCCAGAAGCGACCCATCGTGGCCGTGACGGACAAGGACGGCAAGTACATGGTGCTCGGGGGGAACATGCGCCTGAAGGCCTGTGCTGACCTTGGCATGAAGGAAGTGCCCGTTATCCTAGCCGACGAATGGACGGAAGAGCAGCGGCGTGAGTTCATCGTGAAGGACAACGTGGGCTTCGGGGAATGGGACTGGGACCAACTGGCGAACGAGTGGAAGGCCGAAGACCTTGACGCATGGGGATTGGACGTGCCGAAGATGCCGGACTTTGACCCCGTGGGCATGGATGAGCAGCCGAGGCTTGACGAAAAGACACCTATCGAATGCCCAAAGTGCGGCCATGAGTTCACCCGATAAGCCTGTCCTGAAGGTGGCCCCCTGTGACCATGCAGCGGCAAAGTATGCCGTGGAAAACTGGCATTATAGCCAAGTGCTTCCGGCTGGCAAGTTGTTCAAGATGGGAGCATGGGAAGGTGACAAGTTCATCGGTGTCATCATCTTCAGCTATGGAGCGAACAACAACATAGGGAAGCCCTACGGGTTGAAGCAGACAGAGGTTTGTGAGTTGGTACGGGTTGCTCTTCACGCTCATGCATGGCCTGTTTCCCGCATCATGCGATTTGCAATGAAGGGGCTAAAGGAAAGCAACCCCGGACTGAGGTTGGTCATATCCTATGCAGACCCATTGCAGGGGCATCATGGGGGCGTATACCAAGCTGGGGGCTGGCTGTATAGTGGTGGGTCATCTTCATCCATTAAGGTTTTCTATAAAGGCAAGTGGAGCCATAAGAAGACCGTGGATGATGCTGGAGTGGATCAGAGTAGAATGCCCAAAAGAGTCGATCCACCAAAGCACAAGTACCTGTTCCCACTTGACGAAGCAATGAAGCGCAAGGTTGAACCCTTGCGAAAACCATATCCCAAACGCGCCGGTAGCTCATCGGTAGAGCACTCCGATTCCATCGGGGAGGTAGGCGGTTCGATTCCGACCCCGGCGCTCCATTTAACAACGTGAAAGCAACGTGACCACCGACCACATAGAAGGAAGGAACGGCGGCAAGTTGCGGCGTATCCCGAAAGGCACGTCCGGCAACCCCAACGGAAGGCCCAAGAAGCTGCCTGAGATAGACAAGCTGCTGGCAGACGTGCTGGGGGAAGAGAAGGACGGCGTGACGGCAGCAGACGCCATCCTACGAAAGCTGCGGGCGATGGCAGCACAGGGCAACATCCGTGCCGCTGAGATACTCCTTGACCGTGCATACGGCAAGGCGAAGCAAAGCACAGACATCACGCTGAACCAAATACCAACGCCTATCATCCGTCTCGCACATGGTGGACCTGAGCGAGAGGCAGACTGACGCTTGGTGGCACCTTGAAGACCCGTCGAGCCTTGAAGTGTTCGCCGGCGGTGGGGCCGGTGGTGGGAAGTCATGGCTTGGATGCGTCTGGCAGATATACCGCCGAACGGCATTTCCCGGCACCCGTGGCTTCATTGGCCGCGAGAACTTCACCGCTCTTCGTGACAGCACCATGAACACCTACTTCAGCACCCTCGATATGATGGGGCTGAAGCCGGGTGAGGCATGGAGCTACAACGCACAGGAGCACACCGTGCGATACACCAACGGGTCAGAGCAGCACTTCCGGCATATGTCCTACATGCCGAGCGACCCCAACTATGACCGCTTCGGGTCCACCGAATACACCGATGCGTTCGTTGATGAAGCCCCAGAGGTGCAAGCAAGGGCGTGCCAGGTGCTTCTATCCCGCTTGCGCTACAAGCACACCGACAAGTGTAGCCCGGCCCTGTTGTATACCGGCAACCCATCCGAGAGTTGGGTGAAGACGCAGTTCGTCATGGACGCCAACAACAACTTCATCAACCTCCCCAAGCACCGCCGCCGTGTGCTGTTCACCGTGGCCGACAACCCGGACAAGGCCATCCGCGAAGGCTATGCCCGGACTCTGGAACACCTCGACCCGTACGACCGCGCCCGCCTTCTTGACGGGGACTGGACGGCACAGCAGAAAGCAGACAAGCCTTTCGCATATGCCTTCGAGGAACGCAAGCATGTAGGCAAGGCCGAACGCCGCCCCAACGATGCCGTCTATTTCAGCGTTGACTTCAACGTGGAGCCGTTCACAGCGACCGCATCCCACATCTGGCAGGACGCCAAAGGCCACCACTTCCACACCTTCGCAGAGGCTGCGCTGAAAGATGCCAGCGTCCGCAGCATGGCCGAATGGATGCGGGCTATCTGCCCCCTATCCCAGAACATCAAGATAACCGGCGACCGCGGTGGCATGAGCCGCGGCATTGGCACCCAAGGCCCCATGCGGCTATTCGATATGCTGCAAAAGGAGTTGAGGGTATCGCCCAACAACTTCCTGGTGCCTGCCAACCCGACCCACCTTCAGAGCCGGGAGGATTGCAACTTCGTGCTTACCACGCACCCCGACTGCATCATCGACACCACCTGCACGCGCCTGATAAGCGACATGCGGACCGTGGAGATCGAGCAGACCGGGACGAGCATAAAGATCAAGAAGGCCGACCGTAGCAAGGCGTCACAGCAGGCTGACGCGCTCGACTGTTGGAGGTATGCTGTGAACACGTACCTTCGCAACTACATTACACAGAACCGCAGGCGATGAGCAAGTGTGACTGGTATCGAGAAATCGAAGAGCACATAAGGCGCGAAGAGGCTTGGATAAAGGCTACTGAGCCTATGCATAGGGCCATCGGTAATCTGCTATTGGCCGCTGGCATATGTGCCATTATTGGATTCTGCGTTGCGTTCGTTCTGGCATTCACATCATAAATGAGGCGATGAAGATTCCAACAGGCCCATTCCTATCCGTAATTGACAAGGATGGTGAGTACCTTGGCGACATGAGTCCTTCGCCAGATGTTGTGCGTTACTTGTCGGAGCATCAAAGCATATTACTCGCTCATCTTAAGGTGATGAACCACATCTTTACCACAGGGACGCCATATCCAATCCCTGAAAAGAAATGAACCCCTGCACCACCACCCCACGCGCCGAAGACCTGAGCTACTGCACGGCCAAGGACTACGGCCCCGGCCTACT